ACATCAGTCATCGACCGTACGTTCTTTTGTTCTCCGAACTTAGCATCAACTGAGTAACCAACAATCATCATTCTATTAGGAAATTCATTCTCAATATCCTGAAGAATCCGAACGGCGAACTCCGTGGTAAGCGTCTTATGAGAATGAGAAACATCAAACCGTATGACTACTGGACGATGATACCCAAACAATGATTTATCAAACTGGCCAGTACCGTATACATCAAGACGTTCGCTCATGTCAGTGTGCTGCTGTATGCGAGTCTTGTTTGAATCCAGCACGACTTCTTGGTTGCGATTGATTTTAAAGTTTAACTTTATAGGCTCATTACCAAATGCGACTGCATATATATTTATATAAGAGACGTGAGCGCCGCCATAAACTCCATTCAGTTTCAATGGAACAGTTTCATAAACAGGGTAGTCCAAAATCGAGTCACGGAGATCCTCACCCGTCTGTCTGGAAATTTCAACAGTTGATCCGATCGCATTTTTTGCCCTATAAAAAGGAGTATGGACAAAAATACCTGGCATGCGAAAATCATGACTGCCAAAGAAGACCGAAGTAGCGGAACCTCTTGTTTCGATAGCGCAAGACATCGGGTAGTTATTCCTAATGCTCCAAGCGCCAACTTCGTAATGCCACACAAGTAGAAGGTTGTTCTTCTCCCCTATAGTTGGAACACACAGCCAATACTCTTTGTCCTTCCTGTTCAAGCAAGAGACGGCACCGTATGACGAAGTAACGCAAGCTCGGTCCATTATTTCTTTGATCGGAGTACTTAGGTTCACAATCTCTGTAGGAGAATTAGAGTCCTCTAGGAACCCCTTCATTACGTGAACACCCTTATGAGACAAGAATGCGAGGCCGGTGAAAGGAACGTCCTTGATTGAGTTTGGAGCTATACATCCGATGTCTCGAGATATCGTCTGGTATATGAAGCCACCGTCTCCTCGATCCTTTATGAGGTATATGCCGAACTCTTTGAAGACCACCAATGAGTTTGTGCTGGCATACACGCCAGTGATCTTGCCTGCGTCGGAGTCTCCAAGATCAATCACATTTCGCTGAGGAAAGACCTCTGGCATTCCGCTTGCGCTGTAGTACAAGAGGTTATCTGGGCCTCCGGTCAGGAAGATAGTATTTTTAAATGAAGCGATGAGCGTTGCTTGAATCGGATATCTTCCAAGATCAAAGTCATCAGTGAGAGCACCTAAACTCGAATCTGGAAGTCCATCCTCGAAGTCAGTAGTCTCATTGTCTTGGATTTCTCTGACAAAATAATAGTTTTGGCCGACCTCTGGTCCGATCGGGTTGCCAAAATCATCGAGTAAGTCTCTGGTTCTATATATGCGTCTAGCAACACAGGAGTCGTCACCCAGCGGCAACTGTATGTGAACGAACCTTTTCTTGCCAGCCGCGCACTCAAACGTACACATATCGCTGGCTTCAGACATTTCGCTTTCTTGAGAACGCTTGTTCACAAATGTCACACGGTACTGATATCCGCAGACTTTGCCGTCAATATATTCCTTTGTTCTTTTGTCTTTAGCGCCCTTAGGCTTCAGGCTACCGAGGCCTTGTCCTTTTATTTTAGTTCCTAAAAAATATTCGGTTGTGTGCTTACCCGATGAGATCCATTCATTGTGGTACGACCTGATGACAACATCGGCTTTAGGCTGGGCAGGCTTTTCAGAAAATCCGGCTCGGCATACACGATTGCCGTCATACACCAATGGTTCATCAACACCATTAACCATGTAGAGTCTTCCGCCAAAAGTGCATGATTGTGTACCAATGGAGTTCACTCTGGGAACGAATCTTTTCCTGCTGTTTCCATCAAACTCATTATTAGATTCATCTTTTAAGAAAGTAAAAGGATGCCCTGAAGGGTTAGACTTTAACTTTCCAATATCTAATTTACAGATACATCCTAAATTGTTCTCAAAAATGATCTCATTATAGTTAGATCTTTTGGAGTAGTTATGCATCGAGGTGATTCTAATTCCAGGAATATTTAATTTATTCCAGTCATATAAATCTTGAGTAACTAAATCGTAACCACCTGCAGTCTTCCATCCGTCGTATGAATCCCACGTCATCTCTTCAATGGTTGAGGCAGACTCCGGCCTCGTATAGTATCGCTGATCTATACCTCGTAGCCGCTCAACAATAAGACGTTCAGTGTTCATGATTTACTCGGGATGCCAAAACGTTCACGATCGGCCATTGCTCGATCAAATCCTCTACGGATATGCATTCTATCTGTACGGCTGAGGTACTTGGACTTCATGCGCTCCATAAGCTCTTTAGCTCTACCATCGTATAGCTGGCTGTTTCCCAGCATACCGTGCTGCATGCAGATATCCTTCAATGCTGCGTACACAAGGTAGTGGTGGTACTGTACTGGCCATTCAGGAGCATCAGCGTCGTTAACAAGACGGAAAGGCCTGCGATGGTATCTCGCCTCAACAGCGTAATCGCTACTCGGTGTATTCCAGAACCGTAGATACTGGCGAGGGCCGATCTCATTAAGTCTATCGACTGCAAACAACTCTCCAGATGGGCTGACGTAGCTCTCAAAGAGGCCTTCACCGACAACTGTCTTGCTGGTCAACTCATCAACATCATCTTCGAATACTGTGGTTGCTTCGTTTACGGTTGCAATGTGTCTCCAAGGGCCCATCCCTGAGACAAGGCGAGAGTCAGCAGTAGTGGTAATATCCTTCCGAGTGAATCGTCTATATATCTTTTTGACTCTTCCAGTGCTTGATGGTGTCAGCAAATGAGCAGACGTATCCATCAATCTACTAATCAGAATCGCGCCTGCCACCCCAGGTATAGGAGGTGTTGTCTCAGTGCTCGAGACTGGTGACGGAGGACTCTCCATGCCTGCATAAAGGAACGTGTAACAGTACTCATATTCTGCGTCTGTTACAACTGATGTGGTCTTCGTAGGGTCCGGCTTATAAGTCAGAACTGGGGCAAAATCTGGAGGCTGGAGATTCTCGTGCATCTCTTCAATGCTGACAAACGGCTCACCAGTATCAACTCGATCGAGATACAAATATTCTTCTTTACGAGCATCGAGGAATACAAATCGACCACGATCTGGGGCAGTTGTCGTGGTCGTCGTTGAGTCTGAGTTAGTAAAGCTAACCGTCTCAGTATGCTTAAGGCCTCGGTCCATCACACCTAAGATTTCTACCGAATCTCTCGGCATCGGGTAGCTCAGATACTTGATGGTCCAGCTTGTGTGGGTTCCTGCTGGAACTTGGTTATCAACTACAAACTCTCTCGCCGTGTGTTGTCGAGTGATTCGGAACGATGTATTGTTTACAACAAGAGTCTGCCCAACGATGTCTGCTGGCAGGTTCTTAATGCCCGCCCCCTCGGTGACAGGCAGCGTCACAACGTGAGTTCCGTCAGCAGTGAGGGTATCAGTACTACTGCCGCTGATATCGGCCCTGAGCACGAACAGGTGCCTCTTTTGCATGAACAGCCACTGGTACTGACTGGAGACTTGCAAGTAGTGTCTATTGATGACTCGTGTCAGATTGTCATCGTACTGCTTTAGGTTGGGGTTGTAGTCCAACGCTGAGTTGATTTCGTCTCTTAGGTCGCGAAGGTTCACGTCAGGCTCCATAAAAAGAAAACGGCTGCTGAGATATCATACCCCAGCAGCCGAAAATGGACCGAGGTCCGGTAGCGATTATGGCTTAGAAGAGGCCTTGATCGATAATGAGTACAGTACACTCGTTTGTACCGTAGTCACCAGCAGCAGCATCATTCAAGGCGATACCACATGGATTGGCAGCAGTAATCGCTGAGTCCATCAGGTTAGCCGTTCCTGCGCCACCACCATCTCCAGCAGCAAGCATAAGTCCAGCAGCAGCATCGGTGTGAACGTTTGCTCCGCCACCGAGCGTTTCATCACCGTACTTGCCTGCCGTTTGAATGGTTCCGACTGAACCAGCAGCGATTGCAGCTACAGCAATACCAAAAGCTGGATCACCACCAGCAACAGAACCAGTTGTTTTCTTAACGCTAGCGCCGAGTCCATTGGTTGTGTCTGCGACATCAATCATGACCCAGTCGCCCTTAGCCACTGCTGCGGCTGCGTAAAGACGTACAAACTTCTTAGGAAAATTATCGACGCCATCGACGCCGTCTACTTTATGAACTGCCATGTTGTCCTCCCTCTTTTGACTTTATGGCTATGAAATAGGGTGAGGGTCAACACGACCCCCACCCAATCAGGATGACCTAGAAGGTTTCCAGGTCGAATGCGAGACCGCTTGAACCAAGGTGCTTAGCGATCAGTTGACCACGGCACCGGAGCTTAGCAGCGCGAACATCGTACTCACCCGACACAGTCTCGAAGTCCGACAGGTCGAAGTAACCTTGTGGATCCCAGAGAGTGTAGATGTCGTTCATGTTCAGGAAGTAGAAGCTGATGGGATCACCAGTAGTGGTTGTACCATCGTTGGGCATGTTGAACTCAACGTTGATCGGCACACCATCGAACATCTCGACCATACGACCACCATCGATCTTAGACTGATCGACATAGCGCTCGTGAGCCTGGAGAGCACGCTTCAGGTTCTTGAATCCAGCACGGGAAGCAAGAATCACGTTGGGCGGGCCAGAAGGCGACACAGCGTTGATCTCAACCTTGAGGTCGTAAAGACCAGCGAGGCCGTTAGCGTTGAATGACCCAGAGCCATCGAACATCTGGTTCTGCCAACCAGTCTTACCGCTGAAGGTAGACTTGCTGACACTACCGACAGTGTTTCCTTGAGCGCCAACAGCGTTCTCCTCGAGGAATCCTGTGGCAACATCAACACCGTTAAGGGTGTTCCAGTCTTCCCAGCCTGTTTGACCACCCTTGACGATTTGCTTGACGTACTCACGCTTGAGAGCGTTTGCAGTCATCTGCACGCGGCTCTCGAGAATGGAAAGAACAGCAGAGTCGCCTTGGTTGACCATCTCTTCTTCTGAGGAGATAGCGACGGGACGAACAACGTGACCCCAGTCGTACTGAGCAGGCTGGAACACATCTTCGACACTGAGGTCAATGCGCTCGAAACCAGTCTGCATACGAGTTGTTGAGGAGTGCTCACCGAAGCCCAGAGGGACAACGATACGAGAGCCACCAGACTGAACTGGCTTGCCTGCACCATGAACACGCTCTTGAGCGTCCAAGAATGCTACTGACTCGTGAACGTTATCGCGCCAATCCTTCATCAGGATGTGCATAGTGGTGGAAAGCAGTTCGTTTCCAATAGTAAGAGTTGAGGTTGCCATTTTTGGATCCTATTAGCGGTTGTTAGAAAAGGCTTTTGCAGCTTCGGGGTTTGACTGTAGCCAAGCAGCAATCGAAGCTGCACCTTGCTTCTTGACATCAGGGGGAATCTCAGCGGAACCGGGGGATCCACTCATAGAACTTCGCTGTACACGTCGGGCAGCATCGGCTCTTGCTCGACGCTCCTTCTCGGTACGGGCGCGCTGATCAGACATAATCTTACGAGCCTTTACGACCTCATAAGCATCCTGAGTACTCAGCGGCGCATCCGTATCTCTACGACTTGTAACAAGCGCGGCTACTTCTTTCTTAAATGATGGACTCTTCATCTCTGGATGAGATTCCAGGAAGTCATAAAAAGCACTCTCTTGCCTACGCTGAGCAGAAGCTTCCTGCATAGGAGAAAAGACGCCACTTACTGCTTCAGCAACACGTCGGTTGATGTGGGCGTTAATCCCTTCTTCTGACATGATATCTGGAAGCTCACCATCATCAATCTTCAAAGCATCTTTAATCTTTGGATCATCGATCAAGGATGCAAACTCAGCCTGACGACGCGAAAAATCACGCTCGAGGTGCTGAATTTGTTGCTCACGCTTTTGGTATTCGTTCAGTCGGCTCTTGTACGATTCGTCTAGAGCGTTTTGCTTTTGCTTATACGCAACTCGAAAGTTGTGAAGCATGCGACGAGCAACTGTTGGAAGCTCTTTAATGTCATGCTCAGAAATGCCTTCGTAAAAAGCATCAGTCTTAAGCTCATCATCATCAATATCAGAAAACAACGGATCGAATGACCGCTCGTTAGCCTGACCGATATTTGCAGAGTTTGTATCTGAACTACTAAAGTTTGTACCTGAATCTTCAAAAGATTCCGCACTTACTGTGGGCTCATCCGAAACAGGGCTGCCTTCCTGATCGTCCAAAAGCCCGGTAGATCCAGCGCTCTCCGCAACATCTACTTCATTATTAATTTCTTCACTCACAAAAAGCTCCTTTAGCGGTAAAAATCTACCACCATATAATATAAATGTTCAATGATTTTAAAACTTTTAAGCCATTGCTGAAGCAAGTTCTTGGTCATCTTCAGTCATTTCAGTAGGTGCAGGTGCCATAGGTTCTTCAGATCCAGCCTTATCGGCAGGGCCTTCATCACCGGGCATTTCTTCACCTTGCTGCATTTCCTTAATGCCTTCGATTAACTTCTTATCTTTACTAATACGCTTCAACTGTGCTGCCATCTTTCGCAGGTCAGTATCAGTCACAGCAGTAAATGGGTCGAACTCATACTTATCGGCAAACTCTCCGCCACCTACCATCTGCAAAAGTTGAACAATTGCGAGCAAAGTAATGAAAACATCAGGTGGAAGTGGCGCATCGTACTTTCCGCCCTTCACATCTTCAGGCTCGAAAGATAGCTCAGGAATCTCCTCATCAGAGATTTTAGACAGCGTATCATTTAGCTGCTTAACCAGAGTCTTTACCATCTTGACGGTAAAGGGCTTCTCTGGCTGCGGTGCAGACTCAGCCATTTGCTGGTACTGGGCCTCCATGTCATCACCTGCAGGAGCCTGATCAGGGGCCTGCTCAGCATCCATAGGGGGCTGTTGTGCGGATTCTTCCGGGGCTGGCTGCCCCATTTCCTTAGCTCTGCCTGACATTGATCCGTACATGATTTCTTCCTAAAGTTGTTTTTTGTCGTTAGATTCGCGAAATTGTCTAAATGCTGGATGGTTCTCTAATCGGTCACAATAATCATCGTATTCTTTTACTTCACTATCGTATCTTGTGTCCCACTCGCTAAATACTTTATCAACATTCCAGTCGCCATCAACAGGAGTTAGTCCTCGCTCCCTGCAAACATCTCTTCGATGTTGCTTGCTTTGAAGCATAACACCTAAACCACGGTCGTAATAAGGGAACATTTCACTGAATCTATCGATTCGTGCCATTGGAACCCACTTAGAGTTC